GAACTTGGAGAGCAAGTAGATATTTACGACATCATCCTCTCACACCTTCTTGATGAAGGATATGCTGAAACTCCAGAAGCAGCAGAAGCAATTATGGTGAATATGAGTGAAGAGTGGAGAGATAGTATTATTGGTTGATAAATAATAGTGCTTGTTTGTGGTTATTCAGGCAAAGAGATTTGGGGCAGAAATGCCCCTTTTCTTGTATAAATAACTATAACCACAAACAAAGCAGATGAAAAAGTATTACGTTTACGCTTATTTGCGTGAAGATAGATATTCTCCTTATTATATTGGGAAAGGTTCTGGATTTAGAGACACGAACAAAAGAAAGTTGGGATTGGCTCAACGACCTCCTGATAGAGATAGAATAGTAAGAATAAAAGAGAACCTAACGGAACAAGAAGCATTATCTTTGGAAATAGAACTCATAAAGTTTTGGGGGAAAAAAGATAGTGATGGTGTATTGATTAATAAAACAGATGGTGGTGAAGGCACTTCGGGATCAAAAAGAAGTAAAGCATCCCGAGAGAAAACCAGTATGTCTATGAAGGGCAAACCTGCTTGGAATAAAGGCATAAAGATTACTGATGAACGAATACTGAATAACTATAAACGCAGAAAAGGTGGTAAATGTGGGAAAAAATGTGATCCTTTTATTTTGGAAGGAATAACATACTTTTCTCAAAAAGAATGTGCTAAACTTTATGGAGTTTCGGATAGATCTATTAGATTTTGGATAAAAAGAAATGAAGTTCCTAAACATAGAAGGTTATATTCTTGATATTATTTTGGCGTAAAAACCATAATAATATGTTCGGTTTTCAACTTGCTGTTATTTTTATTTTGTGATTAAATAATACTGATCGCCTTATAGGGATCACACAATCAAACCTCGCTTATAAAGGAGCTGCCATAATGACTAACCTTGCACGTTATACTGCTGCGGATCTTCCTACCCTTATTGATAAGATTAATCGTAATAGTATTGGGATGGATGAGTATTTTGATCGTATTTTTAATTTTCATGAAACTACGACAAATTATCCTCCATATAATCTCGTACATTTAAGTAATGTTGAATCTAGACTTGAAATTGCTTTAGCTGGATTTAAAAAGGAGGAAGTCAATGTATACACCGAGTATGGAAAACTTTTTGTTGAAGGGCAAAAAGAAGATAGGGAATCTGATGCCCAATATGTCCATAAGGGACTGGCTCAAAGAAGTTTCAAGAGAGCATGGACACTATCCGATGACACAGAGGTACGTGAAGTCATTTTTGAGGATGGACTGTTAACTATTAAACTTGGAAAAGTGGTTCCTGATCACCATGTTCGTAGAGATTATCTCTAAATAAATAAAAAACTTACAATAATGAAAACTTTTCAGGAATTTTTATTAATTATAAAAGAAATGAAGGGTGATTATGGATCTGGTGAGATGCCACCAAAACCAAAGTGTTATGGAAAAACAACAACTTATGCTATGCTTCCTGGAAAGAAAGTATGTAAGTTTAAAAGAAAGAGATAAATAATATTACTATCGTTGGCGCGAGGAGCACCTGGCAACCTCCAGGTTGACTCCTCCTTTTTTTGTTGGTAGAATACTAAGAGGTATGGAGTAAAAATGACAGTAAAACTTTTGCTTTTGAAATCTGGAGAAGATATTATTGCAGATATTAGTGAAATGGTATTTGGTGAAAAAAATGAAGAGACTGGGGAAGATAACCGAAGGGTAGTAGGGTATTTTCTGAATAAACCTTGTGTGGTCAAAATGACTACGCCAACTAACGTCCCTGAAAAATTTGATGAGTCCATGGATGAACAGAAGGCTTCTTTTAAAGTTACTTTGTTCCCTTGGATGCCCTTGTCTAAAGATAATGTTATTCCAGTTTCAGCAGATTGGGTTGTAACTATGGTTACCCCAAGTGATAAATTAAACAACATGTACCTTGAGGATGTATTAAACTATGGAAAAGAAGACAATAAAAATTTTACATCTACTGAACAACCAGATTCTGATAACTCAAATTGAAGAGGTTACATCAGAGCTTGGAGAGCCTGATTGTAAGTTAATTAAACCCTTTATGGTAACTAAAGAAAAAACTCTTGAACCATTTATGATGGGGATTACAAAACAAGATACTTTTATGATGAGCTCGGATAAGATCCTTACACTTGCTGATCCGACCCCTACACTACTTGAAAAATATGAGGATTTGATTAAGGAATGAATTTCTACACTAATGTTCAATTGATTGGAAATCAATTTTTGGTTCGCGGAGTACAGAATGGTAAACGATTTGAGACAAGAGATGAGTTTTTCCCAACTCTTTATGTAAAAACTAAAAAGGAATCCAAGTATAGAACATTAAGTGGAGAACCAGTTGAACCAGTAAATCCTGGAACTGTTAGAGATTGTCGTGAATTTTATAGTAAGTATGAAAATGTAGATGGGTTTGAGATTTACGGGAACGACCGTTATATCTATCAGTATATTTCGGAAAAATACCCAGAAGATGAAATTAAGTTTGATATTAGTAAAATCAAACTTGTAACTCTGGATATTGAGGTTGCTTCTGAAGCAGGATTTCCTGATGTAGAGTCTGCTTCTGAAGAAATCCTTTCGATCACTATTCAAGATTACACTACCAAAAAAATTGTTACTTGGGGAGTTAAACCTTTTAATAATACTCGTAAAGATGTGACTTATCACTATTGTCCTTCTGAGTATGAACTTCTCAATCATTTCATCAATTACTGGATGATTGATGTTCCTGATGTTGTGACAGGATGGAATATTCAGATGTATGATATTCCATATATCTGTAAGCGTCTCAATCGTGTTCTTGGGGAAAAACTAATGAAGCGTTTTTCCAACTGGGGACTTGTAACTGAGGGTGAAGTATTCATCAATGGACGTAAGCATACTACATTTGATGTAGGGGGATTGACTCAACTTGATTATCTGGATCTTTATAAGAAGTTTACTTATAAAGTGCAGGAATCATATCGTCTGGATTATATTACTGAGGTTGAACTGGGGCAGAAAAAACTGGACCACTCTGAGTTTGATACCTTTAAGGATTTTTATACTAAAGGGTGGCAAAAGTTTATTGAATATAACATTATTGACGTAGAACTTGTCGATAAACTAGAAGACAAGATGAAATTAATCGAACTTGCCTTGACAATGGCATATGACGCAAAGGTGAATTATGCTGATGTGTTCTATCAAGTTCGTATGTGGGATAATATCATCTATACTTATCTTAAAAAAAGGGATATTGTAATTCCTCCTAAAAATAGAACTCAGAAAGATGAAAAGTATGCTGGTGCTTATGTAAAAGAACCAATTCCAGGAATGTATGATTATGTTGTAAGTTTTGACTTGAATTCGCTTTATCCTCATTTGATACAAATGTACAATATTTCACCAGAGACTTTGGTGGAAGAAAGACACCCAACTGTAAATGTGAATAAGATTCTGAATGAACAACTGAATTTTGAACTCTATAAGGATTATGCCGTTTGTGCGAACGGGGCGATGTATCGTAAGGATGTGCGTGGATTTCTTCCAGAACTAATGGAGAAGATCTATAATGAACGTGTCATCTTTAAGAAGAAGATGCTTGCTGCGGAACAAGAATATGAGAGGACAAAAAATAAAGAGTTGATCAAAGAGATTGCTCGCTGTAATAACATCCAAATGGCAAGGAAGATTCAACTTAACTCTGCTTATGGTGCTATCGGAAATCAGTATTTTCGTTATTATAAACTAGCAAATGCGGAAGCAATTACTCTTTCTGGTCAGGTTTCTATTCAATGGATTATGAATAAGATGAATTCATATCTAAACAAAATTCTTAAAACTGATGGTGAAGATTATGTTATTGCTTCTGATACTGATTCTCTTTATATTAATATGGGTCCTTTGGTTGAAACTATATTCAAAGGAAGAAAAAAAACTAATCAAGACGTTATTTCGTTCCTTGATAAGATCTGTCAAATGGAACTTGAAAAATATATTGAAAGTTCTTACCAAGAATTGGCGAATTATGTAAATGCTTATGCTCAAAAAATGGTAATGAAGCGTGAATGTATTGCTGAACGTGGTATTTGGACCGCCAAGAAGCGATACATCCTAAGCGTCTGGGATAGTGAAGGGGTACGTTATGAAACTCCTAAACTTAAAATTAAGGGTATTGAGGCAATCAAATCTTCGACCCCAGCACCTTGTCGTAAGATGCTAAAAGAATCCTTTAATATCATGATGAGTGGAAGTGAAGATGATATGATTCGATTTATTGAAGATTGTAGGGAAAAATTTAAAAAAATGTCTCCTGAAGAAATTGCTTTTCCGAGAACTGCTTCCGATGTTCAAAAGTATTCATCTTCATCAAACATTTATGCGCCGAAAACTCCAATTCAGGTTCGTGGAGCATTGTTGTTTAATTATTATATAAAAAAGAACAATCTTGCTAATAAATATTCTCTTATTCAAAATGGAGAAAAGGTTAAGTTTGTATTTTTGAAAAAACCAAATATTATTCATGAAAATGTAATTTCATTCATTCAATATTTTCCAAAAGAACTTAACCTTGACAAATACATAGATTATGAATTACAATTTGAAAAAGCATTTCTTGAGCCACTCAAATCTATTCTTGATATTATTGGGTGGAGTGTAGAAAAAACAGCAACTCTTGAGGAATTTTTCTCTTAATGGAATTACCTATTACCGAAAAAGAACTTGACACCATTATCAGTGCTATGAGATTAGGTGGGGATACTTCCCTGTATCAAAAACTCTGGTGCTATAAGATGAATTATTTGAATAAGGAAAAAAAGGAGAATGAATAATGGATTTTCTTAAGGACATTGTAAAAGAAATCGGTGGAGAATATACACAACTTGCTTCAGAGATTGATGAAACTGAACATTATGTTGACACAGGTTCGTACATTTTTAATGCATTGGTTTCAGGCAGCATTTTTGGTGGTGTATCTGGCAATAAGATTACTGCTATTGCTGGAGAGTCTTCTACTGGAAAGACTTTCTTCTCTCTCGCTGTGGTTAAGAATTTTCTTGATAATAACGCCAATGGTTATTGTCTCTACTTTGATACTGAGGCTGCTATTACTAAATCACTCTTGGAAAGTCGTGGCATCGACACATCAAGGTTTGTCGTGGTTAATGTTGTCACTGTAGAAGAATTTAGGACTAAAGCACTCAAAGCAGTTGATCTTTATATGAAGAATCCCGAAGCAGAACGTAGTCCTTGTATGTTCGTTCTTGATTCTTTGGGAATGTTATCGACAAGCAAGGAGATCACTGATGCCCTGAATGAAAAAGAAGTTCGTGATATGACTAAATCGCAACTTATTAAGGGCGCTTTCCGAATGCTCACACTTAAACTAGGTCAAGCAAATGTTCCACTCATTGTCACAAATCATACATACGATGTCATCGGAGCTTATGTACCAACGAAAGAAATGGGGGGAGGTTCTGGACTCAAATACGCAGCCTCTACGATCATTTATCTCAGCAAAAAGAAAGAAAAAGACGGAACAGAAGTGGTCGGCAATATTATCAAAGCTAAGAC